CGCTCGATGGCGCTGCAGGCCCTCGGGCACCGCGTCTTGGGGCACGCACGCCCCGAGAACTACGCCGACTTTCTGCAGCAGCGCCTCGAGATCAACTACTTCGCCGCGTGCTGCCTCATGCCCGAGACTGCGGCCGTCGCCTTCCTCGCCCAGGCGAAGAAGGAGCGCAATCTCGCGGTCGAGGACTTCCGCGACGCGTTCGGGGTGACCCACGAGTCGGCCGGCATGCGACTGAGCAACCTCGCGACCTCGCACCTCGACATGCGCATGCACTTTCTCCGCGTCGACGAGAGCGGAGCGCTCAGCCGCGGCTATGAGAACGACGGCCTGCCGCTGCCGCAGGATGTGACCGGCTCGATCGAGGGGCAGATCGTCTGCCGCAAGTGGAGCGCGCGCGCCGCCTTCACGCACCAGAACCGCACGACGGAGCAGTACCAGTACACAGATACCCCTGCCGGGACCTTCTGGTGCTCGACGCAGACGGGGGCGACCGCCGCGGGCGAGTACTCGATCTCCGTGGGCGTGCCCTTCGATGATGCCCGGTGGTTTCGCGGCCGCGAGACCCAGCAGCGAGCGATGTCGACCTGCCCCGACGAGAGCTGCTGCCGCCGGCCGCCCAGCGCGGTCGCGCAGCGCTGGGCGGAGAAGGCGTGGCCGAGCGCCCGCGTGCACACCCACATGTTCTCGCCGCTGCCCCGCGGGGCATTCCCCGGTGTCGACGACAACGAGGTGTACGAGTTCCTCGACCGGCACGCGGCCGAGTAGCCGGCTCAGCGCGGGCGCGCCTGGGCGAGCTCCGCACCGGCGTGCGCCAGTTCGGCCAGTGCGGCCTCGCTCGGCTCTGGGGCGACGCCGGCCACGAGGTCGGTGAGCACCCGCACATGCGCGCCGTGCTCGATGGCGTCAAGACCCGTCGCCCGCACGCAGTGGTCGGTCGCGATGCCGACCAGGTCGACATCGAGCACGCCGTGCGCGCGCATCAGCTCGGCGGCCGTGACACCCTCGTCGGTGACGCCCTCGAACAGCGAATAGGCGGGGATCCCCTGCCCCTTCTTCAGATGGTGACTGATGAAGCTCGTGTCGAGACCGGGGTCGTACTCCGCGCCCGCGGTGTTCGCCACGCAGTGCACGGGCCAGGTATCGACAAAATCCGGGGCTGCGGGATCCACCGCGAAATGCCCGCCGTTGTCGTCATCGGCGTTGTGCCAATCGCGCGATGCGACGATCAGCGCGTAGTCGCCGTGATGGACGGCAAGGTGCTCGGTGATCGCCCGGGCGACGGCGTCGCCGCCCTCGACCCCGAGCGCTCCGCCCTCGGTGAAGTCGTTTTGCACGTCGACGATGAACAGCGCTCTAGCCATGTCGCCAGTGTACGAGCGATCCGCTCCGCGCGCCTCGGGTGCGCCGGGACGGGACCGGGGTGCACCGCTATGCGGCGATGAACATCACGACGAACGAGGCCACGAGCCCGACCAGGCCCACAGCAGTGACGATGCCGCCGAGCAGGCGCAGGGCGCGCACGGGCGCGGAAGCGCGCTCGAGGCGCATTCGCCCGGCCCGACCGCGCCGGTAGTAGACGGTGGCCCAGTCCGCGCTGCCCGTGCCCCGCCGACTGATCTGCGCGAACTGCGCGCTGGTGAGCCCGTGCGCGTAGACCTGACCGTCGTCGCCGAACCAGCGCACCAGGGGCCCGTGCTCGTCGTGCTCCACCGCCGCACGCGTGGCGACCCATCCGAAGTCGAGTAGCGCCGCGAGGAGCGCGGCGAGCAGCAGCACGATGCCGACCGTCAGGCCACCGATGGAAAACACCTCGGCAACGTTGGAGACGATCGCGAGCCCGGGGTTCATTGGAGCCACCTTGGGGATTCGAACCCCAGACCTATTCATTACATGCGGCGGAGTACGCCTATGCCGGCAGCGGCATAGTGGCGCGCATCCTCTCGAAAAACACCATGGTATGTAGCCCGCTATCGTCACCGCAAACGAGGGAGGCGAGGACGTGGAAACGACACTGACACGGTGGGAAATCTGGCAAGAAGCGCAGGGACTCTCGGCGCGCACGATCGCCGAGCGACTGGCCACGATGCGCCACCTGGCGGCCCACTCGCGAGCGACGCCGCTCGACCTGGAGCCCGACCACATCATCGCGTTTATCGCCCGGCCCGGCATGTCGGCCTCGACGAGGGCGACGTACCACGCATCGATCCGGGCGTTCTGCGCGTGGATGCAGCGCACCGGGATGCGCCCCGACAACGTTGCCGACCAGACACCGCGGCCGCGCAGACCGAAGTCGCGGCCGCGACCGGTCGAGGCGTCGCAGCTCGAGGCACTCCTGCACGCAGCGAACAGGCGGCGAACCCGTAGCTACATCCTCTTGGGAGCGCTCGCCGGCCTGCGCGTGCACGAGATCGCGAAGCTGCACGGCCGCGACATCGACCCATACACCGGCGTGCTCACGATCACAGGCAAGGGTGGGAAGACTGCGGCGATCCCGTTGCACGATCGGCTGCTCGAGGAAGCCGGCCACTATCCGCGCGATGCTTACTGGTTCCCGGCGTATGGCAAGCAGACCAGCAACGAGCACGTGAACGCGCACGCGGTGTCGGGCGCGATCCGCTCGGCGATGGTGCGCGCCGGCATCCACGGGAAGCCACACCAGCTGCGCCACTTCTACGGCACCGAGCTCGTGCGCGCCGGCGTCAACCTACGCATCGTGCAAACACTCATGCGCCACGAGTCGCCGGCCACGACTGCGATCTACACGCAGGTCGACCAAGACCAGCAGCGTGCCGGGATCGCGGCCTTGCAGTGGCCCGCGTCCCGGCTCGCCGCCTAGTCGCGGGGCACGTTCGCGCCTGCGAGCGCGGCCGCCGGCGTGCCGAGGATCGTCGCGCCAAGGCCGAGCCATAACGCGACTTCCTCGGCGGTCGCCAGGCCGTAGAACACGAGCAGCGGGCCGGCCGACCCGAGGCAACGGAACAGCCACAGTCGGACCGTGGGCGACGGCACCCACTTGTTCGGGGTGCGGGTCGGGCGAAGTTCAGCGCGGGTGGTCATGGTGTGTCCTTTCCGTTGAGCAAGTCCATGAGGTGCTGCGAGGGCGGGTGCCCGTTGGTGTAGAGCTCGTGCACGAGAGCGCGGGCGACGAGCCACAGGGTGCGGTTCTCGGCGCGCAGCACGTCGAGTTCGCGGGAGAGCTGACCGACACGGCCGTAGCGGGCGGTGAGGACACCGCCGCCGAGGCCGAGCGCGGCGACGATGACCGCAGTCAGTAGCTCAGGCATCGCGTGCTTTCACCAATTCCTCAAGGCGAGCGAGCTGCGCCTTGAGCACGTCGAGGTTGGGGAACACGGAATCGGCCAGGCGGTTGACGATCGTGCCGGCCGCCTGCTCAACCGCGTCGAGCTGTGCTTTCAGTGCGTTGAAATTGGGGAACACGGAGTCTTCCATCCGTGCGGACAACGTCTCAAGCATGGCCCGGTCTTTGTCGGTGAACATGTCGTCTTCCTCTCCCGCTGGTGCGGGCTCGTATCGGTGGTGGTCGTTGGTCAGGTTGTAGACGAAGTGCCATGGCTCGGACTTGAGCGGCCGCGACCAGCCATGCCGGGCGAGCAGCGCGACGAGGCGCTCGTTCGTGTCGATCGCGTTGCCGAACTCGTGCGGGCTCGTGCCGGGTTCGGCGGCGAGCGGCGCCCATGGCCCGCCGTTGAGGTACGCCTGGTATCGATCCCAGTGCTCCTGCTGTTCGCCCCGTGTGCGGCCGGCCTCGGTGATCTGGAGTAAGTGCCCGATCTCGGCATCTACGCGCGCCAGCGAGGCGGCGGCGGCCGCGTTGAGCCACCCGCGGCCGCCGCCGAGACTCACGCGCGTCACGGTCGCGCCTCAAGTGCGGTGAGGCGCGCTTCGTGGTCTTGCACGAGCGGGACGAGCGCGAGCGCCAGGCGCTCATAATGCACACCAGCGGGCAGACCCTCGGCGTCGAAGTAGACGAGCCAGTCGAGACCGAGGGCCACGAGGTCTTCCGCGATCAGGCCCACCTCAAGTGGCGGGTCGGTGCGCAGCGGGTCGGCCTCGTCGAACAGGGCGGCCCGGTAATGGAACGTGACGACCTCGAGCGCGAGCAGCGCCTGCAGGTTGGGTGCCCACGCGGCGATATTCTTCTTCGCTCGCCGGGTCGAGGCGGCGATCCCGATACGACCGGACGCGTCACGGTAAACCGCGACGTACCCGGACACGACCGGGGTCATACCGCCGTTGAAGATCGATCCAGAGATACCGATGTAGGGCACCTCGAGGGTGCCCGTCATCGTGCCGCCGGTCTTGGCGATGTGGGTGTCTGCGATGTAGTTCACGTCGGCGACGTGCGCGAGGGTGGTCGGGTCGGCGTATCCGGGAATCTCGAACTGGATCCGGCCACCGCCGATGTTCAGGATGCGGATATCACCGGCGCCGACCTTGGTGACCACCTCGAGCGCGTTGCGTGCACCCTCGGCGGTGGTCTGCCCGGTGCCGCCCTTCGTGATCGACATGACCGCCATGGTGCGGCGCGCGACCTCGTCGGCGAGTTTGTTGATCCACTCATCGATCTCGTTCGCGGGCGCGGTGCCGGGCACCAGCTCAATGCCGGCGGCGAGGGCGTCATCTCCAATTTCGGCCATGGTGTTCTCCTAGAGGTCATTGATGGTGCCGGTGAGGGCGTCGATGGTGCCGGGCAGTAGATCGATCGCGCCGGCCGGAGTGTCGGTGGTGCGGGTCGAGATCGTGACCTCGTCGCGGCCGAGCAAGAACTTGACCTGCTGCACGACACCGACCTGGATCGGTGCGCCGTCGAGCATCACCGTGACGGCCTGCTCGGCGCGCTCAGTCCAGTCAGGGACGCGCACCGCCGACACGTCACGGCCGCGGCCTTGCGCCCGCCTGACGGCGTATTCCGCGAAGCCCGGCCCGGGGTACGGGGTGGTCCGTTCAAATAGCACGCACCGCGTGTATGGGGTGTTCAGGGCGAATGCGTCGGTACGCTCCTGCTCGACGTTGTTCTCGTCGCGCCAGGTATGCCGGACGACGGCGGCATCGAACCAGCCGCCCTGTCGGTCGAGGGTGTCTTCACCTTCGATCATGTTGACGCCGTAGCGGATCGAGAGCGCGCCCGGTGCACGGTAGCTCTCATCGCGCAGCGTCCACACGCGGTGCTCGTCACACACGAGCCGGAGCCCGAAGACTTGCAAGATCGGGTGAATGAACTCGAGCGCCGAGACACCGGCCCGCCACAGCAGCAGGTCGTCGGCACGGCCGATGAGGTCGGCGCGCACACTCGTCGAAACACCAGCGCCGCCCGTCCACGAGTACGCGTATTCGAGGGTGCTCGGGGTGCCGCCGTCAAAGTACCCGGTGTCGGTGGGGTCGACGGTTACCTCGGACAGCCGCCACCCAGTGACCGAGAAATACGAGCCGGACGCGACGGGGCCGGTGGTGAACGCGCGCAGCTCGGCCGACACGGCGTCGGCGGGTGCAGTGAACTCGACGTGCAACCGTTGCCAGGCCGTCGAGTCTTTCGCGACCGGCAGCTCGGCCACGTCGAGCAGCACGGTGCCGTCTTTGTCTTTCACGAGCGCGTCGATGCCGATGATCTGCCCACCATCAGCACCCAGGTATGCGCTGAGCCGGTAGCGCTTGCCTGCCTGGACGCGCACACCGGCACTGTCGTAGCTGATGAGCATGCCGGCACCGCCGGGCGCGCGCACCGCCACATAGCTTGGCGCGTCGAGGGGTCCGCCGATCGTTTCGCGCAGCAGCGGCGACCACGACGCCCAGTCCGTGAGGTTGTATTGCGCTCGCGGGTTGCGCACGAGGTTGGTCGAGTTGATGACCGCCCTTACCGGTGGGTCGATCAGCCCGGGCGCGAGGCTCACACCGGGGATCGCGGCGTCGAGCACTTCGTTGACCAGCGCACGCAGCGAGTGCTGGAGCTCGAACAGCCCACGATCGAGCAGCGGCCGGTAGTCGTCGAGCAGCGCCTCATCGGACGCGAGCGCAACGCTCGCACGAGCGTCGGCTTGCGTGACGCCGCGCCGGCGCAGACCGAGGTCGAAGCTGCGCAGCGTTGGCACGCCGGTCGAGGACAGCATGCGGCACTCGACGCGCACACGCCTCGACGCGCGAGGGTCGAGCGCGTCGAGGATCGACATACTTTGCGGCTTCAGCGCGAGCGCGCCGAGGATGTGCGGGGCACGCCCCGCGTCGAGGGTGATCTCGCCGTCCTGATCGGTGTCGATCTGCAACTCGACATCGGGTGCGCCGACCAGGAAGGCCCGGTACGTGTGCGTGCTCACGGTCACGACAGCACCTCGTGGAAGTCCACAGCGATCGTCCACTCGCCGGCCTTGCCGAGCACTGTACCGAGCTTGCCGGCGAGCACGTAGTGCATGCTCACCACGTTGACCGTGGACGTCATCATGAAGACACCGCCGGCCGCATGCGCGACCCGTGCTGCCTCGGCCTCGGCCGCGGTGGCGAACGTGTAGCTGAGCGTACCGGTGCGCAGCGCGGCCGGGCGGAAGGTGATGTCGGGGTGCGGTCGGCCGAGAATCTGGTGCACGATGTTGCCGGCCTCCTGCTCGACCGCGTACTCGGACACGGCGAGCGGGGTGATGACGCCGCCGGCGTGCGTGATGACGGTGCTCAAAACCACTCCTTCCCGGTGCCGACGTTGACTTTCGCGTCAAACTGGCGGGGCTTGCGCTGCCAGGCGAGCCATGCCGACTCGTCGACCTTCACGCGCAACAGCACGTCCTTGCCGCTGAGCTGCTCGATGACCTCGTCGGTGTCAGCCTTGAACTTCGAGACATCGTCCGACGCGCGCCCGGTGTCCGCTTCGATCACGATCTCCCGACCGTCGCCGAGCTTGACGAGCTGGTTGCCGAAGTCGTCGACGGCGACCTCGGCTGACTCGGCGCCGGCGATCGCTTCCTTCCAGAATTGCGAGGCAGCGTCGGCCGACCCGCGCAGGTTCTCCTCGTTCTTCAGCGCTTCCTCGTTGACGGCGATCCATCGTTCCTCGATGCCGCCGAGCTCCTGGGCCTGGAAGCGCAGCATGTCGATGTTCGTCTCGTCGCCGTAGGTCTCTTTCACGAGGTCACGCACGCGCGCCTGCACGACGGCGAGGGCTTCCAGATCACCAGAGTGCGCCTTGATGATCTCGGTCTCTTCGAGGCCGAGCCGGTTCGCGTCTTCCTGGAGCTGCTTCCACTCGTTCGCCCGGTCGGGGTTGAATCGCAGATGGTTGGACTCAGCGATGAACTGGGCCTGGTCGATGTAGTCACGCCCCGATTCGAGGGCGCCCCGGTACAGGCCACTCAGCCTGGCCTTGAGTTGCTCGGCCTGCTCCTTCTGCGCTTCCATCTCGGCGAACACGACACCGAGGCCAGCAGCGGCAACAAGGCCGGCAGCGGCACCTGCGGGACCGAACCCGGCGAAGGCGTTCGCGGCGACCTCCTGCGCCATACTGCCGATGTCGTCGAACGAGCCGGAGAACGAGGCGGCGGTCTCTTTCGCGGACTGCCCCGCTTCCTGCTTCAAGTCCTGCAACCCCTCGGCGGCCGCGGTGGTCCCGTCGTCAGCCGAGCG